CGCCTTGCTTTCAAACTTTGAGACAGCCGAGCAGGTTCTTGAAAAGGCTGCTAATTCAGCAGGTTCTGCTCTTGCTGAGAATGAAAAATATATCGACTCTATCAATGGTAAGATAGCCCAGTTCCAGGCATCCTTCGAGGAAATGTCCGCTGTGTTCATCAATTCCGAATTTGTAAAAGGCGTTGTTGATTTTGGCACATCTACGATTAACGCCTTGACGACAATTGCAGAAAAGCTCGGAACCTTCCCCACCCTGATTGGTGCTATCACGGCAGCTATTACCGCGTATCAAGGTGCCAAGGGAAACAACATCGGTTTATTTAGTCTGGTTGACGGGAAGATTGGTTTTGACCCAAGCGGTATAAAAAGCACATTTGCAGAGTTTAACAAAATCGTAGGCCAGTCGGAGGACATTCAATCAGCCTTTATCAAGCAAATTGAGGTAAGCGACTCGTCACTGGCCGGGTATCTGAAAACTGTTAAAGGCGGAAACGCCACCTTATCAGGATATAAAGATTACTGTAAGCAGGCCGGAATTGAAACCAAAACGCTCGGCACAACATCAAAAGTTGCCTCTGTTGGCGTAACCGTTCTAAATACGGCGCTTAATATGCTCATTTCAATGGGTATAGCGCTTGTTATACAGGGGATTATTACAGCGATTACTCATCTGGTCAATGCTACCGATGAGGCCGTTGAAAGAACCAAAGAGCTAAACTCTGCTTTCCAAGAGTTTAAGACCACAAACAACGATAATATTTCAACTCTGGAATCTTTAAAAGGTGAGTTTGAAACACTTTCTGCCGGCGTTTCCCGCTATGGAGAAAATGTTGCGCTTACTGCTGATGAATATGAACGATATAAAGAAATCGTTGCAACAATTGTGGATATATCCCCAACTTTGTCTGAGGGATACAGTATTGAGAATGGGCATCTCGCAGATAAGAATGACTTGATAGAACGAGCCATTGAACTGCAGGAACAGCAGTATCAGCAAGAACTCCGGCAAATGACCACAATGGAAAACCTCAAGACGGGCATGGAGGGTTACATCGCTACCTATGGCGACCTTCAACTTGGCGGTAACCTTACATCGAAGTCTGACATTTCTAATTCCATGTATGAGCTTTTCCGAGTTAATGAAAGGGATGTTATCCCGGATTTTGCCGATGTAAATGGCGGCGATGACAAGTCGGTTTATCTGGCGGAACAAATTATCAAATCTCTTGGAATTGATAATGTCAACGCCGAAATCGAAAAGTATCTGAACGAGTATGGTTATTTTCAAAGCAGTCAGTTCATGGATGATTATGCGGAGTCTATCGCACAGAACTATGAAAAGATTGCTGCATCCATCGACTATTCTGCAATTGGGTACGAGACCAAAGCAGAATTTGATGAGATGGTTAGTATCGTTGGTGATGCTGCTAATGAATATATCAATATTCAGAACCAGATGGCCGAGGCCAACGCCGGCGTTGCAAATCAGTTAAAGCTCGTTGCAGAGAATAATTCAAAATATGCCAACCTGAGTGACGAAGCACAGAATATCGTTTCAAACTTTATTGAGCGTTTCGGCGTGGAAGATGTGTATAAGCAAAACTTCTGGGGCACATGGGTTCCGGATGAAGATGCAATTAACTCTGCCCGTGTACAAATCAATCACTTTATCGAGTCCATCACTGACGAAGTGCAGGGCGCCATAACGGGGCTGTTTGACCTCAAAGAAGCCTTTGATATTGGAGACATCAGCGTAGACGAGTTCAAATCGACCGTTGATGCAATCATTGCAGACCTTGAAGCTGCTGGTTTTGACAGCGAGTCTGTAAAGTATCTCAAGCTTTCCTTGGAAACAGATATGCTGGATGAACAGCTCTATGCTGTTAAAGAAGCTATTGGAGGCTTGGAGGGTGAATATGATGCCACCCTTGGAAAATTAACATCGCAAGAACTCTCATATGCTTATAAGATTGTTGCCGAAGAAGGTTCAATGACCTTTGATGAATTGATGAGTAAAATCGAGTGGCTCCAATATCAAGGTGCCGACATGGTGAACGTCCTCGATTTCTCTGATATGATTACCGGATTATCTGATGCCAAAGAGGGAATTGATAGTATCATTTCCGCAATGGATAGATTAAACTCCGGGACGGCAATGACAAAGGAGCAGTTAGCAAATCTTGCGCTCCAATACCCCAAACTGCTTGAGCAAGCCGACCTATTTGTTGATGGTTCAATTGATGGGCAGCGACAGTTCTTAAACAACATTCTGGATATTCACGAAGCTGCTTACGATGCTCAGCTTGACGAAAAGATAGCAGAGCTAAAAGCCACCGAAGAGTTAATCAATGCTCAAATAGATATGGAGAAGCAAAAAGCGACTCTTATCGGCGAGATTAAGAACATCAGTGTAAACGGGGTTCTTGGGCAAGAAGAAGAACTTGTAAACAAGATTGCACAACTTAATGACTTACAAGGTCGAAACTATGTTTCGATGGAGAACGGTGAAATAGCAGTCAACCAAGAAGCGCTGAATCAGAAGCTCAATGATGAAAACGATGCAGCAGAACAGGGCGCAGTGAATATTTGGGAACCATACGGTCAATCAATTGTGTCTGCACACACCCAAGGCTTTTCTAATTCTTTACAGGCAACTAATAGTTATAGCACTTCGCTCTTTTCCAAGGTTCGGAATCTCGTATCGACTGTCTGGAGCACATTGGGCGAAGCTGTTAAAGATGCCACAACCGGTAATTGGAAAGGTATAAGCCATTATTTCCAATCTGCCGTTTCGGGTATTGCCGGTGATACGACAATTGATGCTGGAGAGGTTGTAGTTACATTCGATGGGCAAGAAGCGTTTGTAGGAAATGAATCGCTTGGTGCTTGGGTTTCTCAGCAGGAAGAGGCGCTTGACCAAAGAATAGAAGCTCTTGAAGAGTTAAAGACCAGAACGGTAAACGCATACACGAATCTCGAAGCTTTGCGAGGTCTTGATTTAACTGGCATTTATGGGTCTGCAGGGTCAGGATATGGTTCAAATCATAGCAGTGGTTCTGGATACTCCGGAGGTTCCGGCGGGACTGGTAGTTCTGGCGGCACCGGCGGGTCGAACAATTTTAACAACAACTATAACGATGACTCTGATTCGGATTCGTGGGAGTCGGACGCAGAAGAAACCCTGAAGGAAGTTGACGAATATATTGCTGATATCGATGCGTATTATGAGGCGCAAAAGAAGCTTGAGGAATTACGAGAACGACGCAGTTCGCTTGAGAAAGCGCTCAAGTACAGCAATGACCCTTCGGAAAAGGTAGACCTTTCGAGCGAGCTTATTGATGCTTACAGAGAAGAAATAAATGCCGAGAAAGAGCTAATGGACTTAAAGCGCCAGACCATTATGGCAAATGTGGGCGCACTAAGAAGTCTTGGTTTTCAGGTGGAATATAATAGCGATGCCAACAAGCTGTATATTAAAAACCTTGAACACCTCAATGAGCTGACGGCTACTTCTGCCGGGGACTATGATACGCTCCAAGAGGCGACTAACGCCTTGCGGAAAGAGACCGAAGAGCTTATCGATGTGACTGAGCAGCTCAATGAAGATAATATTGATGCAACCAGTACGATAGAAGACCTTGGATACGAGATACTGGAGACAAAGAACAGTATCGTTGATTATATTGAGGAAATCTACGATAAGCAGACGGAAGCGTATCAGAAAATAATTGATATGCGCAAGGAACTGATTGAATCTGCAAAGGAAGAATATGATTATGAATCCGATATTGCGGATAAAGTCAAGGAGATTGCCGAGTTACAGGCCAAGATAGACCAGCTTGCTTTGGATGATAGCCGCAGCGCACAGGCGGAACGCGGCGCACTTATGCAAGAGCTGGCTGAAAAACAGCAAGAGCTGGCAGATACGCAAGGCGACCACGCTACAGACGAGCAGCTTAATGCACTTGATAAAATGGCAGAAGATTACAGCACACAAAAGAGCGAAGAAATCGATTTGCTTCGTAATACTGTCAATGAGTCTGAAGAAGTTTGGACTTTGTTTTATCAAACACTTCTTGGTCAAAGCGTAAGCATTGGTAACTCCATCAACGCCGAAATCGCGAATGCGTGGATACGAGCTGCCGAGGCAGTAAATGAGTACAGCGCTTCCGTAAGAGGTGCTACTGGCGTTGGAGGAACCGTCGTCAGTACAGTTCCCAAGTATCACGATGGCGGCGTAGTTGATGAAAGTAATCTGAGCAAAGACGAAGTTCTTGCAATTCTGCAAAAAGGCGAGGTCGTACTCAACGACGCAAAGCAGCAGGGTCTTTATAGAATCATCAACTTCCAAGAAGAGCTTTCAAAACGGCTTGGAACTGTTATTGGCGATATGCCTGTTGCAAGCGCTGCCCCCAATCTCAACGATATGCTCAACGATGTCTCGACAGGTGTGGTGAACAATCAGTCCAGTCTGGTTTTTGAGCCGCGAATTGAAGTTGTGATTCAGCACAGCGGGGCGATGTTAGACGACGATGCCCAATCATTTGGAAACCGGTTGGCCGATATTACGATAGACAGGCTGTACAGCGCATTTGAACGGCGCGGCATCAACAGTAATATTGGTTCAAGGTTAAAACCTTAACTCACTTAGCGGGGAGATGCAAATTGTCGTGTCTCCCCTATCCTATAAAAAGGAGGTTATTATCGGAATATGGTAGTGAGCTTTTCAAAGATAGACCTTCGAGAACAGCCGCTTTTGATACTCAAAAATACCTCTGGTACACCGATAGGCGTGCTGGGCTCGGCTATGAATATCACTGCTGATATCAAGTATAATGAAGCCTCTGTTCTTGAATTCAACCTGCCCGCACAAGTTGACGGCGTGGATACCCCTTATTACGATGCTGTTATCGGAATGCGCGTTGTTGACCTGCAGGATGTGGGGCAGTTTATCCTTATCAACCCCAAGGAAACCGGAGATGGTGTAAAGCGAATAAAGTCATGCAAGGGGTATTCTTTGGAATACGAGTTTACCTTTAAGAAGATTTCGCTTGAAAGCGCAACCTACAATTTCTGGAACCCGGTCACACCGGGCAGCACTCTGCTTGGTATCATTCTTGAAATGATGCCGTCATGGAGCGTGGGAAGTATTGATAGCTCTCTTGTTGGGAAATATCGCACCTTTGAGGTGGCGGATGAAAACTTATATAACTTCATCAAGGGAACTATCCAGAAATCATATAACTGCATCTTTGACTTTGACACATACAATCGCAGGATAAATGTGAAGGATGTGTCTTCAACCGTCCCGACCAATCCAATATATATATCTAATGCGAATCTTGCAAAGGAAATTACAGTTCAAGAGAACACAGAGAACATCGTCACACGGCTCGATGTAAATGGGGCGGATGGCGTTGATATCCGCGATGTCAATCCGAGCGGCACGAACCAGATTATCAATCTGGATTACTTCATGAACACGGATAACTTCTCTCAGGTGCTCATCAATAAATATTATTCGTGGAAGGAGAGCTATAAAAATTATCAGCTTCCCTACTACAATCTATCTGTTGAATACTCGCTGCAAGTTATGCGCAAGGCTACCGAAGATGCAGCGCTCGTAGAGCTTGAGGCAGAAATGACCTCGCTTGAAAATCAGCAGGCCGTTATCATCCAAAGCATTGCTATGGATTTGATGGGGCAAAGTTCTCTTAACGAAATCAACGCAAAGATTAAAGCAAAGCAGTCTGAAATTACTGCAAAGAAAAAGGAAATCAGCGGCATTGAGGCGCAGGTAAAGTCGATTTATTCTGAGCTTGCTGAGATTAACAAGCTGGTGAAGTTCGAGTCATACTTCACCAAGGCAGAGTATCTGCTCCTTGACAGGTATCTGAAGGACGACTCGGTATCTGAGAGCAGCTTTGTTGCCGAAGAAACGAGTTCTTATACCGATGAGGACGCCGGCAATTCCGTATCCAATATGCGAATTGCTATTTCTGACGCCAACATTACATTTGTGACGAATGCGCGAAACAAAGATATCTACGATATCAAAGGTGGGAAGCTTGCTTCCAGCGTTATCAATGCTGAGATAATCAGCGCCGCATTTGAAAAGTCCAGGGACAACAGTTTTGTCATGACGGCGTATCTCGGAGCCGGTTCTACAAGCGACCGGAACTTTCCAACTGCGTGTCTTTCTTTAACCGGTACGGTGTCCAGCGTTGTCAGTGATTTAAAGGCAGACGCAGAGCTGCCAGACCTCAAAACCGGAACTGCCCTAACCGTTACGGTAAAGAGCGGATACCTCTACTTCACTCTTAACACAAGTGAGTATGAGAAGCGTGCCGTTGCGTGGGATTTGTTTGAATACGGTAATGAGATTCTGGAGAAGATTTCTCAACCGTCGTTCACATTTGGTGTCACGAGCGCAAACTTCTTGTGCTTGGAGGATTTTGTTGAATTCAAGAACAAGCTGCGGCACGGTGAAAAGCTCTATATTGGAATCAGTGAAGATGAAACGCTGGCGCCAATTTGTATCGGGCTTAGGCTGAGCTATGACTCCCCCAACGATTTGACGCTGGAGTTCAGCGATACATATACTTCGGGAGACAGTTCATTTTTATTGGCTGATTTGCTTGAGCAAAGCGTTTCTATGGGTAAAAATGTTGACCTGAGTAAATTCTCCTACTCTGCTTTTATTGACAGCGGGGCAAACACAAGCGTCAAAGAGTTTATGACCAGAGCGTTGGATGTATCCAAGAACGCCATTATGTCTTCAAAGAATCAGGCGATATCCTGGGGTGACTCCGGTATTCGTCTGCGCAAATGGACTGATGATTCTCATACAGACTATGACCCGAAGCAGGTCTGGATGAACAACAACAGTATCCTGATGACCAGTAATAACTGGGCGACTGCAGAACTCGCCATTGGCAACTTTCACGATGACAATCTCGGGGACTGCTGGGGCATTGTTGCTCCGTATATTGTCGGCACATTATTGGCCGGTAATAACCTTGTCATTGAAAGCGCTAAGAAGGATGGCGGCGTTGCTGTGTTTAAGGTTGACGCAGAGGGCTGCATACTACACAACAGCACATTGAGTGTAACGAGCGAAAAAGTAAACTCCCATATCCTTTTAGACCCCGAACACGGGTTTATGATTGGCAAATATCCTATTTTCAAAGCTAACACAAGAACAAGGGCGGTGAGCTTGTCTAACGAAATTGATGAAAGCAAGCTTTTGTTCTTTGCAGATACAAATGGGAATCTTACTTTAAAGGGCACCATTTACGCTCACGCCGGTGAGTTCACAGGAAAGATTACTGCGTTAAGTGGCTATATCGGTCAACCGTCAGCAGGCTGGGCTATTGGGAATACCTATATTTATAATGGTAAGCCGTCGTTTTCAAGCACAGCGGCTGGCGTATATATCGGTACAGATGGTTTTTCGCTTGGTTCCGGTGGATACTACATTCGCGGGAATCGAAACGGTTACTTCATGGCTAATAATGTAAGCGTGTCTGGACACATTACCGCAACGAGCGGTGTGATTGGCGGATGCGAAATTCAAAACGGTACGCTGAAAGTAGGAAACGCCAATATTATAAGCCTGAACGCAAGCAAGATAACTGCTGGTACGATGTCTGCCGACCGTATCAGCGGCGGTACGATTGACGCACGCGATGTAAACATCACCAACCTGAATGCGAGCAACATCACTTCAGGTACGATTAACGCCAGTAAGATTGGCGTGACCAACATCAGCGCCAGCAACATTACGACCGGCACTCTAAACTGCGCCAATTTAACTGTAAAGAATTTGAGAGCAGACAGCATTTCCGTCGGCAAACTTGTTGCCAGCCAGATTGACGGGTTACCCGCCAGTCAGATTACATCTGGTCAGTTTGCTACCACGAGAATACCAGAATTGAACTGCAGCAAAATCACATCCGGCACCTTTGACCCGGTGAGGATTCCCGAACTTTCGTGCAGCAAGATTACATCTGGAACATTTGACCCGGTGCGCATACCTAATTTATCCGCTAACAAAATCACATCTGGTACGATTGATGCCAGTAGAATCAATGTAACAAACCTCAACGCTAACAACATAAGCACAGGTTCGTTAAACGCCGATAGAATTAGCGGAGGAACGCTTTCTGGCTGTTCAATCAGTATTGGCGGCGGAACATTCTCGGTAAGCTCAAATGGGCGGGTCAGTCTGGGATACATTGATGAACTTGTTGTATATGGCCGAGGTGGATTAGGCGGATTGTACCACGAAGGAATCACAGATGCCATTCCATACATGAACAATACCATTGACCAGTTCTTGCTTTATACTTTGCATGGTATCGTCATTGGATATGGTAACAACTAATACCATAGGTGATTAGCTTTTGAGAACGATGTGGGTGGGTTTGCGGTAAAGAGCGTAAGTGTCTGTCTGCGCTTTGAGCTGTACCACCCTTTGCGGTAAAGGGGGATATAAATGAAGGCTGTAGATTTGATTAAGGAAGTCCGCGAGAGCAACCAACGGGTTTGGGACTCATATCAGCTCTTTCTTTCTACAAATGGGAAAGAAGGCATGAACTGCTTTACGCCAGACAAGATGCTGGCGCTTTTAAATAGAACCGATGAAGAGATTATTCTCAAAGCGGAGTCAAGAGGGCTGACTGTTGAAGACCGTGATGAATATCTTGGTAAATCAAAATAGTGCATCTTAGCACAATGTAGGAAAGGATTTTAGATTATGAAGCAAGGAAATATAAACAGGGCATATCCATCTCTTTTGAAGCTACGGGATTTTAATCTTCCCGTAAAAAAAGCTTACGCAATTTATAAGCTTTCTGTGTGCGTGGAAAATGCGCATGAGTTTGCCGCTGAGGAAGAGCGAAAATATTTGGCTGATTACAATGGTTCCATTTCAGATGACGGCAATACCATATCTTTCGAGACGCCGACCGATTGTGCGGCCTTCAGAGATAAGGTCGAAGAGCTGTGCAATGTTGATGTGGACATTGAGATTGAACCTGTCCTTTTGACGGAGGATGACTTGGGCGAACAACGCCTAACCCCGGCAGATATTTTCAATCTGGAGGGCTTTGTGACATTTGCGTAGTTGGGAGGTGAACTATGGCATTTTGGGGCGATGAATTTATTTTTGACGGAATCCCCTGCTCAGATTTCGGGTTAATGGTTTACCACTTTGGTTCCAACGGACAGGACGATGTGAGCTTTCAAAACGGCAATATCATTGAAGACAGGATTTCCAGCCGGTATGATGCCCTAACCTATGGGCTTGTTCAGAACCAGTCTTTGGAATACACTTTGGTTTTCGGCGCGAATATGGAATCGATTGATGCAGGTGCCAGCATAGACCGCTATGAAGTAGAAGCGGTTGCCACATGGCTAACAGGGCACAGCACACGAAAGTGGCTTACGATTGTACAATCCGATATGGAGTCTTTCCGATACAAGTGTATGATATCTGAGCTTAGGCTCATCACCTATGGAGATATGCCGTGGGCATTCTCCTGTAAGGTAAGCTGCGACTCCCCATTTGCTTATACATTCCCAGAAGAGTACATATACACGGTTAAAGGGAAAACACAAATACGATTGCTGAATCGAAGCAGCTTTAACGGATACTACAGGCCAACGATAGAAATCGCATTGCATAATGGTCGAGACTTCTCTATCCAGAATACTACGGATGGCAACCGGCTCTTTGAGTTCAAAGGGGTTCCGAGCAGCGGGTCGCTTGTGATAACGGTTGATAACAAGAACCAGATTATCACCAACAATATGGATTTGAATCTATATCCTTATTTCAATATGCGATTCCTGCGCCTTTGCAGAGGCGATAACTATCTCAATATTACCGGGGATGCAACAGTGAAGTTTATCTGTGAGTTCCCGACGAACATTGGAGGGTAAGGTATGATAAATCCTATATACAACCTGCCCGAGATTAACTTTATTGGAGGCGAATCGCAGACATTTCTGTTCCACCTTTATACAGTTATGGGCACACCGTTTGACGCAAATGGCTGTACGCTTGCCTTTTCCATCATCAACTATGTAAACAAGACGGGCTTCCCCATCCTGGTCAAAGAGGGTGAAGATATCCCCATCCAGATTGGAAAAGGCGGTATTCCTAATATAGCCGTTGTAACTTTAACACCGGAGGATACCGTTCATTTTCATGGCAGGTATGTTTATCAGATATCCATCATGAATTCATATGACGAGACGGAAATCCCCGGCCAAGGGATTATGGATATTACACGCAACATCCATCAGAGTTTCATTACAAATTAAGGAGGTACAAGATTTGAATACGACTTATTTCTTAAATCAGGTCATGGGAAATCTGTTTCATACAAAACAAGACCCCGCGCTTCCTGAGAAATATTATATCGGCCTTTCTGCGGCAGAGCCGACCGTAGACGGCGGCTGCACCGGCGAGCCGTCCATCGAGGGGACTGGTTACATGCGAGTAGAGCTGGATAGTCTTTCCGTCCCCGAAGCCGGTGTAATCAAAAACACGGCTCCCATCAGCTTTAATGAGAGTCTGACGAGTTGGGGGACTATGCTTTACTACATCGTTTACGATGCTCAGATTGACGGCAACCTGCTGTTCTTTGGCAACCTGTCAATCAGCAGAAACGTGGAGCCCAATACGATTATCACCATCAAAACCGGAGAGCTTTCAATCGCGCTTGAACCGCCCGCAGCATCTGCATAAGCATTTACAGACTGGCGGTGATTTGATTGAAAGACTTTGATATATATCTGAGAAATCGAATTACTGAGATTGATGTTATTGTTCGTTCGCTGTCGGTGCGTAATGATATTTCTGTCAGGCATAAGCTGCGTCATATTGTTGAAGACATCGCTACAAAGGTTGAGAAATTCGCCAGAACATACACCTTATATTATGAGAACCTTCTGACCCACAATGAGCTTGCTCTTTGTACTCGTGATGGCGAAGAAATTGTCGCAGTTAATAAGTTTGCAGACTTCTACCTGCGGTCTTCCGATGTTGGCACCACTAAGGCGTCGTTTGAAAGCGTACACAGTGTATCTGAACTTATCAGCAGACTGGATTCGGTCTTTGCCTTTAAGGTGACCGGCAACATTGAGAACAAGCTGGTGCTTGAAAGCAGCGATATCACACTGGTTCAAGAGTGGTTCTACGCTTGCTCTGAGCTGTGCAACACGCTTGTTTCTGCCGATAATGTAGACACCATCCGTACAATGTATGCCGGCGGCAGTACATCCTCTCAGCTTGTTACCGAGATGACCGGCCCCGGTGCTGTGAGTAAAACTGTGGGCACATCAGGGAACCTTATCGAATTGGCCGCCGCTGTCCTTGCAACGCTTGAATACTTGGTTGGTGCATCGCACAATATGCTGACAATGAGCAGTGCTGTTAATGTGGTGTTGACAAGATACAGGCTCTTGCAGGAAATGGATGCTGACGCCGAAAGCGGCGTTGAGCTCACGCTTGCTGATTTCGATGATATGACACTCGAAGATATTTACTTTGTTATCACTGGATAATTAGAGGAAGGAGGTGCGTATCGTTTGTATGCGATAAAAATGGAAGAAGATAAATCACTGACTACCACAATTCAGTCTACGATTTATCAGGGTGATAAGAATGCGGATACCCTTGTATTTCTTATCCCGCAAAAATATGAAGAGAACAGTTTGGCAGATTGCGAAATCCTCCTTCGGTACATTATGCCAAACGGCATGGGTCGCTCTGAGAAATTAGAAATGTATCCTATCCCCCACAACAAGGATTACTATCAATTCCGTCTCAGCGTTGCGTCTCGCTTTACCGAAGACGATGGGGACATTGAACTTTGGCTTACTGCGGTCAATTTCAATGATGATATTTTGTTCAGAACCGGGACGGCTACCGTTACCATTACACCTCATAAGGTGATTGATGACTACCTGCCGCCTGCAGCGCTCAATCAGCTTGACGAGCTTGCCGCCAAGGTATATCACATGGAACTGGAAACTGTAAATAATCTGAAATACGATTCGGTCGAAGAGACCTTGCAGCTCACAGCAAACGGTGTTCCCGTTGGCGACCTCGTTGCACTTGGCAAGATTGTCGAAGATATGGATGATGTTATCAACTTTGGAGATGAAGAAACCGACGGCGGCGACGGGACATCATCGGGTGGGGCATCGTCAGGCGGAAATTCGTCTGGCTCGGAAGACGATGATGGCATCATTAACTTTTAGAGGAGGAGGTGTATTTTAGATGGGCGTTAATATCGCTTACGGCAAAAGCTCAAAAATTAAAGATGCAATAGCGAATGGCATCATTCCCGTAGACAGTATCATTATCACAAAAGATAGTGAAACTGAAGCGGAGATGTTTTTCTACGATTCCGAAACGAAGCTGAAGCACATAGTTGCCAACAACAAGTTTGACAGTGCCGACGCCGCACTTGAATATGCTACCTTTGAATCCTCTGCCGGCAACATCATCACCGTTCTGGTTGACGAGAGATATCATGCGTATATGGTTCAGGCCGATGGGACGCTTTCCTCTTTGGGTTCCGGTAGTGTATCGCCGGATGACCCAGATGGCTCGCTGCTTGGGCGTATCGAAACGCTTGAGCTAAAGTCCCACACGCACACCAACAAGACGGTGCTGGATATCATCACCGAAGAAATGATGAACCAGTGGAACAGCGCCGCAGACGCTTTATTTGGCGCTGATGCGGAGTGCCGCCTTGTAAAAGGCAGTGTTGCTGTAAACGGAGTGAGCATTGCCGACGATGGCACGATGAGCGTAAATGACATCAATGTTCTCAAGGTAATACAGGATGATGGCGATGAAATCATTATTTGTTCAAGTCTGACTATCTAAGTTACAGGAGGTAAAAGTATATGGCTACGAAAACTTTCAACGGGCGTATCCAGCATAAATATGACAGCTATCAGGCGTGGTATGACGCCAACCCTGTTCTGCTCTCTGGCGAACCCTGTTTTATTTCTGTCCCCGCTGATTCCAGCGTTGTGGAGCAGGAACCTGCAGTTCTGATTAAGGTCGGCGACGGCACGACCGCATGGCGCGACCTGCCTTGGATTAGCGCAAAGGCCGCTGATATCGCTGACTGGGCAAAGGCTGCGACTAAGCCCACCTATGCGGCCAGCGAAATTACCGGCATGGCCGACTACATCTCTCAGTATGTGGAAGACACGATGGGTATCACGACCGATACCAATACCGTGTATCGTATCCTCAAGGTGGATGACACCACATACAAGCTCCAGTCCAAGGGTGCGGCGGAAGCGGACACCGCATGGGCGGATGTGGCCGACAGCACACTCACTATCCCTGAGTATGACGACACCACTCTGACTGAGAGTATCAACGATATCAACGAGAAAATCGGCACCGTTCCCGAGGGCAAGACCGTCGTGGAAATGATTGAGGAAGCCGAGGGTTCCGTATATACCATCACCAAGGCTGCTGACGCAGGCGAGTATGCCGCTGTCTACAATCTCACTAAGGATGGCGTTATCACCGGCGAGTCCATCAATATCCCCAAGGATATGGTTGTCCAGTCCGGTTCTGTTGTGACGCTGACTGATGGCGAGGTTACCGATGTTGCCGCCGGCACTTACATCAAGCTGGTTCTGGCGAACAGCACCAACGATACGCTGTATATCCCTGTGGATACTCTGATTGAGTATGTGACCTCCGGCAGCGCCGCCGATGACATGGTGGTTATTGCTGTGAGCGCCGACCACAAGGTGACCGCAACCATCACTGATGGAAAGATTACGCTGGCGAAGCTGGAGGCGGATGTGCAGGCCGCCATTGGCAAGGCGCATGAGCACGCCAACGCTACTGTTCTGGACGGCATTACCGCCGAGAAGGTTGCCGAATGGGATACCGTTGGCGATAAGGCGAACGACGCTGACCTTGCGGCGATTGCCAAGAGCGGTAATGTAGACGACCTTGCGCAGACGGCGGATACCTACTTCATCATCAACTGCGGCACGGCCACCACCGTTATCGACTAATCCAATCAACTGAATATCCATTTTTGGCAGACCCGTCGCTCCATCGGAAGCGGCGGGCTGCTGCTATTTAGGAGGTGTTTTTATGGCATGGTGTTTAACAAAACTCAGAGACAGTGCAAATAATGCGAGGTACAAAGAATTTGACTGTGAAACTGAAAGTGACATCGCCACCCTCCCCGGTTTGGAAGAATGCGACATGGGCAGCCTCGCTCTGGTTTGGGAGGGCGGCCTTGTCTATAAGCTCAACAGCGAGGGAAGGTGGGTGCAAGTAGGTTAATGGATATTATTGCATACGCACTTTCAAGAAAATATACGGAAGATACAGCCATCGGTCTTGGCGCTGTTCGTGGCAAGAATTGTACGATTGAGAGTATTGCTGAGGTCGATGGCGGCGCCAATGTTGTTTTTAAGTGGACAGGCGATGACGGCACGGTGCAGAACAGCACGCTGTTTGTTCAGAACGGCCTGTCTGTTGTGAATATCGAAGTCAACGACGACAATACCATCACCTGCGTTTTATCGGATGGCAGTAGCGTCACATCATCTACGGCTATCAAGGGCGGCGACAGTACGCTGGCCGACCCTCTTACCGCCAATGTCGCCATTGGAAATGTAACCAGCGGCAAAAATTATCCTGCCGGCACTTCGCTTGAGGATATTGTGCGGGATATGTTGGTTCAGTATATCAAGCCCTCAGTGATGCTGACGCTGAACCCCGCCACTGCGCTATATGATGCGGCGGCGGATTCTGTTGCAAGCATTACTCTGAACGCGGCGGCAACGAAACAGTCCAGCAATATTGCAAAGGTGGACTTTTATGTGAACGGTAGCCTTGTCAATACCGTGACCAGCGGCATAACAAACGGCGGCAACTGTTCTTATATCTACGCACCGGCTGCGCCCATCACAACCGACACCGATTTCAGAGCCGTAGTTACTGATGTAGACGGCGGAACCGGCGTTTCCACCAAGTCGATTGCATTTATTGGGCAGAGTTACTATGGCATCGTTGGGTCTGATGTGGATGCACCGACAGCAGATGAGGTCAAGGCGCTTAGTAAAACGCTCAAGAATACCAACGACTATACTTACAGCAACATTACGATGGACTTCCAGAAAATTGTTTACGCCTACCCTGCTTCTCTGGGTGCGCTGACAAGTATTCTGGACGCCAACAACATTCAGTACCTGAACAGCTATACGCGGCAGGATTTAACCATAGACGGCATTGCCTACTATGTATATATCCTGACCAACGCATCTGCGGTGACTGGCTTCACCCAGAAATATTCGTAAAGGAGGTGCGCTGAATGGCTTTACAATATGCCGACAATCTGGAAATCAGGATGAGAGCGCCCAATGTGCAGCGCGACCTCTTCCACTCTATCGCAGAGATGGCGGCGTACAACGAGAATTATCTGCCGGATATGTTTATCTGCGTGAACACGGAGACCGGTAAGCTGTACATCTATAATCGGGACAATACTGTTGACCCCGTTCTCGGTAAGTGGCGGACTTTTACCGGGGCTGATGTGGATGTGGATTTAGCGGAGAGCGAGGATGTCTCCTATACCGAGACGATTGAGATTACCACCGGCGTTGCAGAGGACATTGAATGCACCAAGACGGTTACGACCGTTGGCAACGAGATTACTACAATTATCGTGGCAAACGCTGATTCTTCTGACCCAGACAAGCTCGCTGCCGGCGAGGTCGTAAGTATCGTCAAGGAAATCAACGGGGTCGTGGTTTACGAATACAGCTTCGAGGACTCTGTGATTGTGTCCCCGTTTGACTAAGGGGGTGGAAATATGGCTTATGTTACTATAAAAGATTTCAACGAACAACTCACCAAAATTGGTAACTCCACATTATTCACCCAAGTTGATACCAGTCTGAACGCAAAGAACCTTGAACGCATCAGCGGAGATTTGGAGAAGTTTAACTTCGTCGATTTGATGACGGCGCTTTCTTATAAAGCCCCTTCTGTTGCTCTGACTACCAGTCTGACCGGGCTCGTCTATGAGCTGGGCACTACGGTATCCGGTGGGCAAACATTAACGGCGGTTGTAACCAAGGGCTCCTCCCCCATCGTGTCTGTTGAGTTCTTTCGGAATGGGACTTCCGTGAACACCGTTACCGAAAATGTGATGGACGGCGGCAGCTTCACCTATGCCTCCGGCACAGACATTACGATGAGCGAAACTTATAAGGCGGTCGTAACCTGCGAGGACGGTTCAACGGTTGAGGATACGCTGAGCATACAATTTTACAACCCGTTCTATCATGGCGTGACAACAACGGCGCTGGATGCGATTACACAGGCTGATATCCTCGGCATGACAAAGGACATAAGCGCCAAGGGCACAAAGACCTACGGCTTTACCAGCAACAACGAATACTGTGTGATGGCTTATCCGAAGGAGTATGGCCCGCTCACAGGTGTGCTGGATTCCAACGGATTCCAGAATATCGACAGTATGAACTATCGGGAGGTCGAAGTGAACGGCGTTCCCTACTATGTGTATCAGACCAACAGCTTGGTGATATGCGTGGACTTCACATATAAATTCCTGTTCTAAGGAGGTTTTGCGCGATGGCTATTAAAGTAAATAGCAACTTTGAGTATCAGCTCAAAGAATACGGAGATATGCGCCAGAGCTTCGCTACCGTAGCGGAGATGGCTGCTTTTAATACGAACCTTATTCCCAACGGCTTCATCACCTTCTGTGCAGAGGACAACCTCAACTACCAGTGGCTGGATATCAATGAGGTTGACCCGACGCTGGGCAAGTGGCGGAAGTTTACCCCCGGTTCCGGCGGCGATGTGATTGACGATACGCTGGACGAGTCTGCGGCCAAGACTTATTCCATCAATAAGATTAAGGAATTGGTCAAGGCTGCCGGCGGGTTTGTTATTGTAGACGCCCTGCCCGATTTGGAGCAGCAGGAGGAACGAGAGAAGGTCGAACTCAATAAGATTTATCTGGTTCCTTCCGCTGACGGTGCGACTGGCAACGAGAAAGATGAGTATGTTTGCGTTGTAACGGCAACGGCTGAAGGCGATGAAACTTGGAGCTGGGAGTGCCTTGGTTCCATCGACGGCGCAAGCGTGACTATCGTGGATGATTTCATCCCCAACAACCCCATCGGCAAGGTGGCGGCTGGCGTGTCTTTGCAGGGCAAGGATATTGTGCAGGTGGTCATGGATATGCTGAGTGTGGATGTGGCGACTACGATTGCGCTTACAGGCACACCCTCTGCGGCGCAGCTCAATGAGAAGGGCGTGTCGGTCATCACCGATGTGGCGCTCTCTGCAACCATCACTCTTGGCACCGGCACCATTGAGGACAGCACTGAAATCATCTTTAAGAAGGACGGCGCAGAGCTTGGCCGCGAGACCTATGCGGCTGGCAACCTGACCTACACCTATACGGATACCGGGGCGAACATCGCTGCGGATACCACATACAGCGTGGAGGTCACCTACAAGATGGGCGAGGATACCGCAACAGCCACCAAGAGCATCACTTACAAGTTTGCTCTGCCGATGTACTATGGTGCTTCCACCACTGCAGCGATTGCGGATGTAACGGCGCTGACTAAGCTGCTTTCCACGGATAGTAAGCAGATTGTGACATACACGGCGGACAACGCATACCTTGCGTTCTGCGTGCCGGATACCATGTCTGTCACCTCTATCAAAGACCCGAACAATTTCGAGAATGTGGATAGCTGGGGGCACATCACCCAGTCGGTGACCATTGGTTCCGAGCCCGTGGTGTATAAGGTGTATACCACCAAGACTCCTGTGACCTGCACGAACTTCAAGTACACCATTACCTTGGCGTAATGGCAGAGGCTGAAGCGGGGCGGAGCAAATCCGCCCCTTTACTTTGCAGAGAAAGGAGAGATGCAATTTGGCAATTAACATAAATGCAAACATGTCGCTTGGCGCGGCGGAGTTTCTGGATGCCCGCGAGGGCGTAGAAACGCTGGACGAGCTTTTGCAACTGAATACAAACATCATACCGGATGGGTTTGAAGTCTATGTCAAGGCGACAGATTGCCGGTATAAATACAATTCTACCTACTCCGACCCGGCTACGGGCAACTGGATGCCTGCTATTGAGATGCTCCCCGCTGGCGGAACGACGGGCCAGGTGCTCACCAAACTATCCAATACAGATGGCGACACCGGATGGACGGATGTTGCCGGCGGCAGTGTAGGCGAACGCCTTGCTATTGGCACTATCCTGTCCTATACAGGCGCAGAAGCCCCGATGGGCTATCTGCTCTGCGACGGGCAGGAGGTCAGCAGAACGGACTACGCAGACCTGTTCGCGGTTATCGGAGAAACCTACGGCGCGGGTGACGGAAGTACAACCTTTAATATCCCCAACCTGTCTGACAAGTTCCTGCAAGGCGCAGGCACTAATGCGCTCGGCACGGAGATGGAAGCGGGATTGCCGAATATTACCGCGTCAAGTGGTCGCTCAATGTACACGGGAGAAACCGGGTCGCCAACTGGTGCTTTTGCATTCAGCACCACCAGCACAAAGAATTACGAGTCAAGCGGCAGCGCCACGAACAGATGGGCAGCAATGACTCTCGACGCCTCCAAATCCAGCGCCATCTACGGCAATTCCGACACCGTGCAGCCGCCTGCTTTGGTGGTGACATTTATCATCAAGGCGACTGATTACGCCGCTGTGCCGCAGAACGCCATTGACGATACGGCGGCCACCGCTTCCAATGTGTGGAGCGCACAGAAGGTACAAGCAGAGCTTGACGCAAGGACGGAAATTGACGATACCACCACCAGCCCCGATACGGTGTGGAGCTCGGAAAAAACACAGGCAGAGTTGGATGCGAAAAAGACCGTTTTCTTCGTGACGGCAGATGTCACAACGGGAGATACTCCTACGATTGAAAACATCAGCAGCACCTACGCTGAAATTATGGCAGCATCTGATGGTGGGGAAAATGTCATTCTCCGTATGAATATGCTGGAAGGCGGAGTTACCGTAGGTAACTATGATGCGGTGTTGGTTATCAAGAAGAGCGATATGGTGCAGTTCTCGTGCCATTTCTTTAACCTTGATCTCAGCGTGTACATCTTTGCTGATGAAACGGAAGATGCTCGAATTATGTTTACCCAGCTCGCCACAGAGGAATATGTCAACTCTACTGCCGGTGTAACCTATTCTCTTTCCGGTACAACGCTGACGATTACCAGTGCAACGCCGTAAGGAGGTGGGCGTATGGCTCTTATAGTGGACGGAACAACCATCCCAAACACCTATGATGTTGACTATTTTGGCAATACGGTAAACAAAATAAGATTCAATAACACCACTGTCTGGCGCAAAAAACTGTCCAAGAGCGTGACGGTTACGATAGATTTTAGCATTCTAAATGTGCCGAACGAGGAGGATGGTACTGAATACGCGGCGAGAGTCAGGCTCAGCGCCTCCATCCCAAACGCCATCAGAATACGGTTGGACGCATACGAAAAGAATGGAGATGCTTACAACGCCGGTGCTTATGCAACGATTGAGGCAGGAAGTACAGAGGGGTGGGCGTATGTCACGCTTGTCGGACACGGGGCGAATATGACTTATCCGACATACTGCAAATTGTATCTGACAACA